GAAGAATATCAACAACGTACAAAAAACTATGATCAAACCGTATAACAGAAAGGTTCCAGCTTTGCTACAGTCAAGAACAAACATCAGCGACACAATGACAATCAATGTGTCAAGAGAATTTGTTGAGGGATGGGTTCTTCGTGAAGAATACTACTCAAGAATTCCATTGTCACAGTTAACTGTGTTTACCGATAAACCACAGAGTGGAGATTATATACAAGTGAGGTTATATGATAGCAAATAAAAAAGCCAAGGAAATTAATTTTCCCGATGGTTATCAAATTACATTGGAACACTTCTACATTGAAGCGTATGACAATCATACGATAACAATCAAACGTAAGAACACTGATCCTGAGATTTCATCAAAGTCAGCTGAATATCCAGATGTTCAGTTTAATTTGGATACGAGAGCATATGAAGAGTTTTGTGAGTTTTTTAAAATGATAGGAGAATATTGATGGTAACAAGTAATAGTGGTATTGATTTTATTTCATTGGCAAAAGCGTCTGGCGTTTCTCCAGATGTAATTATGTCAGATCCTGATTTTCCACAGTTCTTGCGTGGTTATCTAAACGAAAGCGTAATTACTGTGACATTCACAAAGAAAGATGGTACACCTCGTGTTATGAAGTGTACAAAACAATCTGACTTGATTCCTGAAGATAAACAACCAAAGGGCACTGGTACTATGACAACAGGTGATGCTGTTGCTGCCTTTGATTTGGAAAAACAAGAATGGCGTTCTTTTAACACTGGCAATATTACTCACATTGAATGGGGAACTGTATGACCTACGACATAACACGAGAAGAATACATCGCTGTACTGGAAACTGAAGTTGAAGTATTGCGTCGCTACTACAAACCAGAGACAGAAGGAACAGGGCATTTTAACACAGCAATTTCTGTTCTTGAAATGCGTATCAACGAACTGAAGGAACAACAATGACACAATCTATTTCTAGCCCAACCGATCGCTTGAAGATCAAGAAGATGCTTGGAGAAATTTCTGGTAGCATGACACGAATGGAAGCAGAACGTGATTTGATTCGTGAGACGATCAAGGAGATGTCTGCTGAGTTTAATCTACCAAAGAAAACCTTGTCTCGTATGGCAAAGGTATATCACAAACAAAATTATACTCAGGAAGTTGCTGAGCATGAAGAATTTGAAGACTTGTACACATTGATTGTTGAGGAGAAGGCAAATGTTTAAACTTACTGGTGCTCTCGTTATTCTTTTCGCACTGATTATTCTTGGTCCAATCGCCACACTGTGGTCTCTTAATACCCTTTTCCCTGTCCTTGCAATCCCATACACAATTAGCACTTGGGCTGCTGCCCTGATCCTTGGTGGTGTTGTAGGTGGCTCCACTGCGCTGACTTTTAAGTCAAAATAATGCTTGACATTAATTCGTAATTAAGGTATAATTGATACTATGGAGGATTATACCTATGGCTACAACAGCTAAACGAAACGAAATTATTGCAAAAGCAGAACGTATGGCAAAGGGTTCGGAGCAACAACTCCGTCCCGAATCATACAAACGAGATCTCATCATTGCGTTGAATTATTACAACTCAAGCCATGATGACAAAGACAAAAAGAAATGGTTGCTACACTATGTGGCAAAAACAGACAAGAAACTTGCTGTTCAGTTGAACAAAATTGATGAGAAACTTTTCCGTCATGCTGGTATCCTTGCTCGTCTCGTTGAGGGTGGATCAGAACTTGAGGAAAAGGAAGCGAAATTCCTTGCCGATGAGATTCATAAATTGAAGAACACAGTTGTCAAACCTGTTGTTGAAATTTCGGTTGAGGAAAAAGAAGCCAAAGCAGCAAGCAATGTTGTGTCAATCCAAGAACGTATGCTTGATAAAGCACGTGAAATGGCTGGTGAGTTTGAAGGTATGATTGATGACTTCGTTCTTGAGGATAAGAAGTTTGATGCCACCAAAGCACTGCAGCAGTATCAAATCAGTGGACCAGTTGCGAAACTGATTGCTCCCATGTTTGATAAAGTTATTTCTGAGTTGGAAGAAGTGCTTGAGGGTAATGACTCACAACTCAACGAAGGTTATTCTCACCTGAAGAAAACCAAAATCAAGAACATGCTTGCCTTGTATAAATCTATCGGTGAAGCATGTGGTCTTCAGGTTCAGGTTGCCAAAGCAACACGTGCTCCAAGAACACGCAAGGAGAAGCCAGCTGGTAAGTTGGTTGAGAAGATGAAGTATATGAAGGAATTCCCTGAGTTGGGAATTAAATCTGTGCTGGCGACTTCCATCGTCAACTGTCAAGAACTGTGGGTTTATAATACGAAGTACAAGAAACTTCAGGTCTATCGTGCGAATGACGCAAAGGGACTGAGTGTTAAAGGTACAACGATTATTGGTTATGAGGTAACGACATCTGGTAGCAAGACATTGCGTAAGCCAGAGTTGGTTAAAGATTATGCGGGAATGGGTAAGCGTCCATTGTCTGCTGCATTCAAAGCACTGACAACTAAACAGGCTGCTGTTAATGGTCGTGTGAATGAAGAGTGCATTCTATTGAAAGTATTTTGATGATTTTAATTGACTACTCACAGGTATCACTGGCTAATATTCTTTCTTTCAAGAAGGAGTTAATGTCAGGTGATACCAAAGCAACAACCGACTTGATTCGCCACGCGACATTGTCAACTATCAAATCATACAAGAAAAAGTATGGTAAAGATTATGGTGATGTTGTCATTGCATGTGATGGTCGCAACTACTGGCGTCGTAAGTATTTTGAACATTACAAAGCCAGTCGCAAAAAGCATCGTGATGCATCAGACTTGGATTGGGGTATGATTTTTGACACACTTGGAGTTATCCGTGATGAGTTGAAAGAACACTTTCCTTACAAAATTATGCACCTTGATCAGTGTGAAGCTGATGACATCATTGCTGTTCTCACACAACAAACTCAAGAGTTTGGTTTCAATGAAGATGTTATGATTGTTTCAAGCGACAAAGACTTTAAACAACTACACAAATATGATAACGTGAAGCAGTATAGTCCACTGTTGCGCAAGATGATCACTGCCAAGAAATCTGAATTGCATGAAAACTACATTACTCACATTGTTAAGGGTGACAGTGGTGATGGTATTCCAAACATCCTGAGTAAAGATGACTGTTTCGTTGTTGGTGACAGACAAACACCAGTGTCATCAAAACGATTGACTGAGTTTATGGTCAATGGTTTCCTTGCTTGTAAAAATGATGAGGAACGACGCAACTGGCAACGCAATCAGATTTTGGTAAACTTTGATCACATTCCTGAGAACATCAAAAAATTGATTCTTGATACATACCTAAGTATTAAACCAAAGGGCGACAAGATGGCAATTATGAACTATCTCATTGCCAACAAATGTCGATTGTTATTAGACGAAATTGAGGAATTTTAAATGGCACAACCAATTACCGAAATCCTATCTGCCATGAATGCAGATCCAAAGAACATTGAAAAGTTTAAGGATCGATTCGCAGCGATGAGGGTTATCTTTGAGTATGCGTATCTACCAGAAAAGAAATGGATTCTACCTGATGGTGACCCACCATACAAAACAGCAGTTGAGCCATTGGGTATGACACCGACAAACCTATACACAGAGTTGCGTAGGTTCTATGTGTTCTGTCGTGCTGACCTATCACAGCTGCAGCGTGAGCAAATGTTCGTTGGGTTGCTTGAAGGCATCCATGAGGAAGAAGCAAGGATGCTAATCGCCGTCAAGGATCAAAAGTTAAACAAAATCTACCCAAAACTCACAAAGAAGTGGGCTGAGGACAATGGGTTTATTACTAAGCCAGAGAAGCCAGCAAAAAAGTAAACCTTTTCTATTACTAAAATAACCCTACCGAGTGTAGGGTTTTCGCATTTGGTGCTTGACATTAATTCACAATTCATGTATAATTATCTTATGATGATTGAAAAGGGTAACAAAATGACTGACTTTGAAAAGAACTGCTACGGTATGACTCAAGAAGATATTCGTGAACAATACATGAA